ATTGGAGCTTCATGACGAGAGTTAGAGGTGCTCATGTCACGGTCCCCTGTGTACGAGGGGATGTGGACGCCTGGAAGGCTTTTGGGGTTCCTGGCCAGGCTTCGGTATGCACTGGGTTTAGACATCCAGAGGTGAGGACTGTGAAGCGGACCGGCACTATAGTTGAAGATTTGGTGGACATGCATGAGCCGGGTATTGTTACTGAAGAAGGTCGCAAAGTTGTGGATGGTTTGGCAGATGTCAATGCAATGGGGAATTCCCCTTTTGAGCGGTTTGTGGTTAAGACTGCTGTTGCCACACCAGAGGTTAAGCAAACTTTGGGGCCGGTGCGTTTCTTCGTTGACGATGCTTATGTAGACACTATCAACGAGGTGCATGAAGCGATGTTCCCTGGCATGGCAGTGCAGGACTTCGAGCAGGATGCCAGAAGCTTAGCCATCGGTGGGCAAGAGCGGGTTATGGAAGCCGAGCACATGCGTGTTCCTCTATACGGGACCATCGACTCTGGTGAGACCAGTGTCTATAAGTCCCGTTTGAGGACATATCCGGTGGAGAAACGTTCGCAAACGGCAGGTGAGCTATTGTCCGCGCTTTCTGCGCGTACTTTGGCTACACCTATCGTTGCTACGGCTCAGGATGATGCTGTGCTTATCCCGAAAATTTGGGATAATTTTCTGGATATGGCCTGTGTGCCCGATGCGCGAGGTAAAGTTGTAGCATTTGGCGAGGACAAAGTTGGTTTGGAGAAGGAGCTTCTTGAGGAGTGGACGAAGAAAGCTCGTCCGGAGGCTCTTAAAAAAATGTACGGTTCGTTGTCTAAGGACGCGAAGGCGTTGGAAGAGATGAATGTCTCTGAATATTTAGTCATGTTAAAGACGGATGCTAAGCCGCCAATGAGTGACAAACCTTTGAAAGAGCAAGTAGCCCCTCAAGTCATCGTTTATCACGAGAAGAACCTTTCTGCTCTGTATAGTTCCATATTCAGGGTATTGGTACGTAGGTTTCTGTCTCTGCTGAAGCCTGAATGGATGGTTAATCTCCTGAAAGATGGCGAAGGTATTCGTGACCACATAGCTGCTAATCACCCGTGGGGTGCGTTGGGTTTGCTCTTCTTGGAGAACGATTTCAGCAAGTATGATAAGTCCCAACATGAGTTCGTGTTCAAGTTGGAGAAGTTCGTGTTCGAACGCCTGGGTATGCGTCAGGATTTGTTGGATAAGTGGATGGAAGGTCATGAGCGTTGTTCGTTGCGAGCGGTGGCTCTTGGGATAAGCTTACACGTGAATTGGCAGCGTAAGTCCGGGGATGCTACAACGGCTTTCGGCAACGTAATTTTGAACGTGTTGAGCGTGTGCTACGCGTACGCGGGAAGCGTGGTAGAGTGGGCGGTTTTTATGGGTGATGATTCTCTTGTCTGTTGCTCAGTTGCGGCTGCGACCCCACGTTCTTTGGAATTGCTTTCTCAAATTTTTAATCTCAATGCTAAGTTTCTGCTGAGTACCTTTCCTTATTTTGCGTCTAATTTTGTGCTGATAAATAGTGAGGAGAAGCAAGTGCGGTTGGTACCAGACCCTATTAAGAGGATACAGCGTTGGGCAGTTTCTATGCCGAGTGTTGATCCACGTTGGGCCGATCGGTTCAAGAGCCAGTCTGAGACTTGCGAGGTTTATTCGCATGGTGATGCTCTTGTGGGGCTTGAGCAGTCGGTGGCTGCTCGGTATCCGGTGCCGGTTGGTCTGCCTTTGCAGCCTTTGTGGGATGCGATCGCGACAGCTGTTTCGTCCGAAACACGTTTCCGTGCGTTGTACGAAGAGAACGTTACGGTCGTTTATCGCCATCATTAGTTCGTAATTGTGTCAAGATCGAACTGTATGGATCTATAAATTATACAGTAGCCATTCTTTAAGTTGTTGTTTGTTATTTTGTTGTTTATGTGTTTATTTCTTATTGTCATTGCCGAATTGAAGGCAAAAAAAAAAAAAAAAAA